ACTTAATGTGGTTTGAGTTTGCCCAAAAGTCCAGTCTCAACTGGTCCCACGACGGAAATGTCGACTCTTGGACGTAAATTTCAAGGTGATTTTCCATCATCACCTCGCGCAACTTCTGGCTCTCCAGCTCAAAGCGCGCTCTACCATAGAAGAAGTACTCCCTAACAGCGGTCTCAATGACCGCTATCGCTTGCTCCTCCATAGTGATAGTTTTGGATTTCACACACACCGTGAGCATCTTCTCAATAGACGTCTCCTCCAATGGGCACAAATACGCTCCGACCTCCTTGTCGAAGCGCCAAATGCGCTTAAGAAAAGAAACGTCAGCAATGTTGATGTAGGGCACGGACGCCGACTCCTTGTCGGCCATCGTGTACTTTATCCCAACTCGAGCAAGAACACCCTGAATGGCAGTATGATTGAAAAATGATGCATCCTTGGACACACCCATGGCATTGTCATCCCCGTAGGTCATAAGGGAGACATCGCGCTTAAAGTTACTACACTCCCCTGCTGGAGAGAGGATAGCATAGCAATAGCGCATGTACAGAGCGTTGGCAAGACCGTTGATGATCACAGTTAGTGGGTGGCCCGAAGGATTCGACCCAAAAAATTCTATGAGATCACCATTGAAATCCACCAATGGAAAAGCTGTGTCTGCCGCAATGCCAGACACAACGGCCAAAGCATCGTCCGAGTAACCAGCAGCTCGACAAATCGATGAAACGATGTCGAACGCGGCAAGGATAACACACGGAGGCATGCTCTTGTCGAAACTCCCATAATCTCCAGCAATCAGCCGATCGTCACCGTGCTTTGTGAGGTACGTGCGAATCTGCTGCCATTCCAGAGATTGAGCCACAGTCCCAGGGGCAGATTCAAACAGGAAACGATTATTCTGCACGACCCGCACCACGGACAACAGGTACTTGCGCACAACTATCGTCCAACAAAAAGGAGCGCCCGTAAAAACGCGCGTCTTCTTGGCCTTGATTTTGGCAAACTTCGTCCCCTCATCTTTCAAGTGGGCACAAAAGACTGGCATGTACCGTTCACCTGCCTTGTACTTGGCCTCGCACACGCGGACACGGTCCATGATCTCCTCATCCACGTCCACAGGATCCAACAAAGTGCCACGTGGACACGCAGCTTTCATGAAGTACTTCTTGCTCTTCTTCCATGGATTGCCAGCGCTCGTACCACGATTGATCTTGTCAACATAGGCCACCCCTGTGGCACCATTCACTGCAGTGTCGTCATCATACACATGCACCTGGCTCAAACTCTCGTCATCTAATCCGTCAAGTATATCCTTTGTAAAATTGGATACACAAGCCTGTAGGATGTCAGAACGAATGTTCACCACTGGGTGCAGCATATCTTGCAATGCAATGTGCCATGGCTCCCAACCCTCCATCACAGGAGGGCCAAAGGCCACAGTTACACCGCGAGATTTCATCGACTCGCAGATCAGGGTCGGACAGACACTTGATTTGTGCTTGGGGCGGAAGCCAGTGAAGGAACCATACACAGCAGCAGATCCCTCTGGGAAAAAACGCACGGGACTCTTGTAATGGAGCTCACCAAGCGCGCGCTCCACCGATGGTGCAGACAGAAGGGGCTCCCCGGCCTGCACAGTAATATCGTCAAAAGCGTTGATTCCAGCTGCAACCATGTCACAGGTCACAGCAATAGCTCCAACGCGTTTCTCAAGCGCACTCCCCAAGTAGTGAATCCCCAAAATGACAGGACCAAACGCTGAATCAGCGAGAAGAAGAGAACCACAATCCCCATTTGTAGTGGGCTCATCCACAGACCCAAACCAAGTGTCAAGGGTCGTAGCCAATTGCTCACACACGACACCGTCATGCTTCTTCAAAGCGGCCACATTCTTGCGAGAAACCTCACCATTCGCCAATCGGGACAAGTACGTCCCCTTAAGACCGCCGCTCAGGGAAGCCTTGGAAAACAAACGAATGAGAGTCTTTTTTGGAGGCAAATTGCGAATTCTCACGAACGCCAAATCGGATTCGGGAAAACGTCGCACATCTGCTTGAGTCATGCGGCAGCGAATATTGGTGGTGACACCATCCGCAGCAGCACACGCAATGATCTCCAAATCAAACGCATCGGTGTCAGGGATGCCATGGTTGTTGCACATGTAAACATGCCCAGCAACACAAGTCGCACGCGTCGGACGCCGTGTCTGCACCACAGTACCACCCATAGTTTTCTCAAAGTGTGAGATGAAAGTCACACAATTGCGCAACAACATGTTCTGCACTTCTTGAATGGGAAAAGCCAAGTATGATGTGTTCATGGCATCGACATCGAAGCTCGTTGTCTGGTAGGAATCTTTCCTCCAAACATTCACCCTCTCAACACCACATGGAACAGGTGCCCGCTCCTCAGGGATCTCAGGTGGCAGCTCAACGCTCTCGGGAGTGAGATTGGAGACTTTCCCAAAACACCTGTACACCATCTGGCCAGCCTTGTAGGCAACGACACCAGTGGTAATGGCAGCTGCTATGAATGCCATCATTGGAATGTGACCGATCTTGCCCTGAATTCGCGTCCCCATACGCTGGAAAAAGTACCTCATCATGCGCGTGTTGTTAATACGCTTGGCACAAAAATACCAAAAAAGGCGCTTGCAAATGGGGAATGAATAGAGCCATGTCATCCCCTCTCGGAATATCGTGTACTCCAAGAAGAAAAACATGCCAATGCGAATCAAGTGAGTGAACCAGTAATCGATCCACCCTTTCTTGTACGCCTCCTCCAAGTTCTGCTGCATGCTGTTCTCAAGCACATCAAAGTACTCGTCACTGGCAATACCAACAGGGGGCTCTGGAGATAGCGGTGGACTTGGGCTAGGGGCAGCTCGGTAAACCCCATCACGCAACACTGGCGCTGACCTCGAAATCTCCCGCTCAGGGGAGGATTCGTAAAAGTCACTATTCTCATCAATGAGAGGCGGCAACTCTTCCCAAGCCAGCCCTCCCCCATCTCCTGGGACAAGGACAAGCTTAGGAGCAGGACTCCAATGACCACGATACTCGGGAACTCGACGCACTCGCGAGCGACCACGAGAACTGCGCCGCACGCGTCTCACATCACAATGAGAGTCACGCGCTTGAATTTGTTCGCACACGCAATGCGCTTCGGGAATAAAGCAAGTCTCACAGAGAGTAGCCATGCGAATGGTATCACCGCAATCCATAGCACGAGTTTGGGTCTTCTCGTGCTCCTGGGCCACCTTAGAGAACCATGCAATGAATGCATAGATGGAACCAAAAGATTCAATCTTCTCGGTGACAGCCATCTGCCCCTCGCGGTTAGTGCCCTTAGGCACAATCTTCTTCACCTCAATCAACCAAAAATCGGGATAATCACCCTCGGCCACTTCAGGCAACTTGTCAGAGTCAATCATACAACCCCGGGCAAATTGGGGCTTGGGTTTGATGTCAATGATGTAGGGGAGACGGCGTTGGATGGCCAAAGGGCAAGAAAAGTATGCGTGGGCATTAATGTGCTCAGTGTTCGTAGTTGCAATAACCAGACGAGCACGCATGGGAGTCTTGCCTTTATCAGGCAAATCAGCCTGAGCAGGCACAAATGCCACATTGTTGACCACTTGAAGCATTTCCATGACGGAAGGGTCCCCACCCATTGCCGCTGCAGGCTTCATGTAAGCAATGTCATCGAGACACACGCCCCATTGGGCAGAGTTGAATCCATTCCAGTGGGGCTCATTGGCATTCCTCGTGTACTTAAACTCAGCACCTTTTGGCAAATTGAAGAGGGTACCGTAATGGCTAAAAAGCAAGTCCGAAAAGAGAGACTTGGCCACACTGGATCCTCCGTAAAGGAGAACAGCAAAAGGAGCCTTGCGACTCTTGAGTGCCGAACGCTTCGTGGTCTCATTGCAGCGCACCATGATGAGGTCACTGAGAAGTTTCTTGACAACTTTCTTCTCTGTCTCGCCAAGGCGCACGGCATGCTTGTAGATGGCTTCACCCTGCTCAATTGCCTCCAGAAGGTCTGCTAAGAAACCGAAACGGTCGATGCCGTGGGGTTCTGGATTGCTCAAAAAGAGGGACTGGCGCATGAGTTCTTGCGCACGATCAAACCACTTCTCGTAGCGTTCACCGGAATGGTAAATGGGCTCCATCGAACCTGTACGAATACACTGTTGCCCACGCTCACATAGAAACAGGAGCGTATCAGCAATGGTATGAACAAGGTCTGGTCCAACGAAGTGCTTGCGCCGAATGGCTTCGGCCTCCAACTTCGAATAACTCAGCGAGTCAAATGAAAGACCTGCTTTATCGAAAAGCGAGAGGCTGAGCGCGTACATGACGAACTTGTGCAACTTCTTGAAGACGGGGGCATTCCGCACTTCCTCATACTTGTCAAGGTACGAGCGCACGGATGCAAAAACGCCATCCGACGACTGAACGTCGTCTCCACCAAAGAGGTGATCGAAAAACTCGAGCAATTTGTTAAAATGCTCATTGAACATGCCTGTAACGGCAGCGAGATTCTCGGGGGTGAAAAGAGGGCCATCAATTCGCAACTTGGTATAAGTCACTATGGCCACCGCGTAATCAGCGCGGGTGTTGGCAAAAACTATGCCACGAATGAGGATGGAGATATCCTCGATGATTTTGGAGACGTAGTCTGACTTCTCCTTGATTTGTGCTGGGGTATAGCACGAGAAGTATTTATCAATCCACTTCCACATCCGCGTATTTTGTTCATCGCGGGATTGTAGCTCGAAACGAGCGCCCGTTGTACGGGTCTTCATATCGTCACGCATTTTGCGCGACTGCTTCTTGCTCTTTGCATGTTTGTATTTATGCATGAGCTTGGGAAGGATGTATTCGTTGTAAATTGAAGAAGAGACTGTCTCCTTCTGAATAGTTTTAGTAGATTTCGCTACACGTGTTTTGTTGTTGTTGTTGTTGTTGGGGTAAGTCGAAGTCATGGGTGATTAGACAAATGGTTGTGTCCCTATAAGGGTCCTTTACCATCATAAAGGATATCACCGGCTCTTAAAATTTGGGAGAGAGGCAATGCAAGAACGTTTAGTCACACACACTCAGAGGTGCGGTATGTACAGATCTATAATCTCCAGGTTCGTTAGGAAGATCAGAAAAATACACACAGGCACGTGTTGTGTGAGATGTAATAAGTTGTTGCATCACAAGGTGGGTAAGACACAGAGAGTTGAAAACTCACAACATACATTTTGTTTCCGTAAAAACGGAGGTGGTGGAAGGACAATATCCACACACCTTTAGACTGCTAAAGTATTAATAAAAACAGTGTGATAAAGATTTTTGACATTTAAAAATCAGTAAAAAGTTGAAAAGAAAATCAGAGGCGGCAATGACGCCAAAGATCCACGCCAATTAAGGATTAGGATTAATTCTATATATGTAGGAAATGAAAGGGGCTAACTTGACAAAGTCAGCAACGCGTTGTCCAAAAGGACAAAGGAACCAGAAAGGCTCTACAAGAACGGGTTTGATTTGATTAAAGGGTTTTCTCCCTGTTAGAAACAATTGCAATACTTGGATAGTAATGTAATATACACAGATGTGTTCCAGATTTAGAAAAAAGAATCGCATAAGCTTGGTTGGTCAATTGACCATGCCAAAACGAATAACGTAAAGTGTTCAACTGAAAAATCATCTGCATATATCCGGG